GCCGAGATTTTTGCTGGAGAGCCAGCCGAAAGCTACACCAGCGAGGCGATGGAGCGAGGAACCATGCTTGAGCCAGAGGCGGTGTCTGCATATGAGGTTATCAAGGATGTGGAGACTCAGGTGATCGGGTTTGTGACCAACGATGCAGGAACCATCGGTTGCTCGCCTGATCGGATGAACCTTGAGATCAAGTGCCCAGCGCTCCATAATCACCTGAAGTACCTGATTGATGACAGGTGTCCGACCAAGTACATCCCGCAGGTTCAAGGCTGTATGTGGATATGCGAGCAGGATCACTGGGACTTCATGAGCTACCACCCTGATGCTAGACCGCTGATCGTCAGGGTTGACCGAGACGATGGCTATATAACAGAATTATCCAAGCATTTAAATCAATTTCTTGATAAACTAAGCGACGCGAAGGCGTTAATACAAGGGGAGAAGTAATGAAAAAGTTTAATGTGGTACAAGCAAAAAGCGTTCCAAACCGAGACAAGGCTGTATGGATTCGGCATGGGATAGCATTTGAGAATGACCAGGGCAAGGTTCGGGTTAAGCTGGAGTCAATACCAATTCCTGATGAAAAGGGCGAGATTTGGCTATCTCTTTTCGAGGATAATGGCGATCAGGGTGCCAGATCATCCAAGGCACAGCAGGCGCCAGATGATGACTTTGGTGGTGATATACCTTTTTAATTATGCGAGGGCCAGATGTCTGCGATAGAGTTTATCAACGGGGTCTGGCCCGTCGTTATTGGTTTCATCACCTTGGTCATAGTGCTGGCCAAGATGCACTCAGAGATTGAGACGCTAAAGGAAAAGGTTCGTACACTTTTTGATCTATGGAATAATAAACGATGATGGAATTAGTCAGGTTTGCATCATTTAAGGACAGGACAATTGGGAGGTTGACCTACAATGACGAGCATTTTTACACGGTGGAAAGGCCCTGGCTTGATAATAAACAAAATATTAGTTGCATCCCGACAGGCTTCTACGAACTTGTCCGTGTCGATTCCCCGAAGTTTGGACCAAGGACGTGGGAAGTTGCTGCAGTTACTGGCCGCAGTCATATACTCATTCACGTCGCTAATACTTCTGCTGATGTTATTGGTTGCATCGGCCTCGGTATGGGCCTGTTTCCTCAGCTCCAAGGCGTATCAAGCAGCAAGGCGGCGATTGAAAACTTTTACCTGATGACGGCTGGGCTTGAAAAAGAAGAGATCATTATCAGGGATGGAGTGCTAACCTGATGGGTATTCTTGGTCAGTTATTCGGCAGCGAGAAGGTCATGGACGCCGCAATAGGCGGTATCACCAAGGGCTTTGACGCGCTGGTCTACACTGATGAGGAGAAGGCAGTAGACGCCGCCAAGGAGAGGGCAGAAGCCAGGTCGATGATCGTTGACTGGATAAAAAACACACAGGGCCAGAACATTGCTCGACGATTGATTGCATTGATTATCACACTTGTCTGGCTGATGATGTACCTGGTATCCGCAGGGCTTGACCTTGCAGTGGTATGGATAGACGCATCTCTCAGGTCTCAGGTGTCTCAATCTGCTCTAGCAATAGGGCAACGAGCCGACTCAATGACCGGAGCAATGATGCTCATCTTGGCCTTTTACTTTGCTGCACCGCACATGGACAAGATTGTAGGGGCAGCGATTGGAAAATTTGGTGGTAACAAATGACAGATGAAAAGCGACCAGTCGGAAGACCAGAGAGCGATCCGCCTCCAGAGATGATGGAGGAGATCATCGAATGGATCAGCGCAGGAAAGACTCTGAGGTCCTTTTGTCAGCAGCCAGGGAAGCCAACGTTCAAGACGGTTTACTATTGGCAGGAAAAAGATAAAGAATTTTTTACACGCTTCATGGCTGCCAGAGATGTTGGTCACGACATGATAGCCGAGGAGACGCTAGAGATTGCTGATGAGCGCCCAGAGTCTGTCGTGGACAACAACGGGGTCAGCCGAATAGACTCAGGTTTCGTCCAGTGGCAGAAGACAAGGATAGAGCAAAGGCTAAGGCTCCTGGGCAAGTGGAACCCTCGCAAGTATGGAGACAAGACCATACACTCAGGTGATGTCGATAACCCCATCGCGATTACTGAGGTGAGGCGGGTCATTGTCGAGTAGCGGATCAAAGAGTGGTTCATCGCTGGAGATAAAGACCCCAAGGTGGGCGGTCCCTCTGCTGAAGCCAGCTCGATACAAGGGCGCTTATGGTGGTAGAGGCTCAGGAAAGTCACATTTCTTTGCAGAGATGCTCATTGAAGAGCACATCATAAACCCGAATCAATCAAGCGTTTGCATTCGAGAAGTCCAGAAGTCGATCAAGATGTCTGTCAAGCGCCTGCTGGAGCTGAAGATCGAGACGATGGGCGTTGGCAGCTACTTCGAGATCCAAGAGTCCCAGATCAAGTCTAGGAAGGGCACGGGCACGATTATCTTCCAAGGTATGCAGAGCCACACTGCTGACTCAATCGCGTCACTGGAGGGCTTTGACAGAGCCTGGTGCGAGGAGGCGCAGTCACTAAGCCAGAGGTCCATCGACCTGCTCAGGCCAACTCTGAGAAAGCCAGGCTCGGAGATTTGGGCGTCATGGAACCCGTACCTTGAGACAGATCCGATCGATGTCCTGCTGCGCGGCGACAATCCACCACCTGGGTCAACGGTCCTGCAGGTTAACTACAGCGACAACCCTTGGCTTCCAGATGTCCTTCGAGAGGAGATGGAGTACGACAAGCGCCGAGATCCAGACAAGTATGCTCACGTCTGGCTTGGTGAGTACGCTGGCAACACTGCCGCTAGGGTCTTCAGTAACTGGGCCATCGAAGAGTTTGAGGCACCAAACGACGCTATGTTCAGATTCGGCGCCGACTGGGGTTTCTCCGTGGACCCGACCGTGCTGGTCAGATGCTTTGTCGAAGGCAGGAAGCTGTACGTTGACTATGAAGCATACCAGGTCAACTGCGAGATAATGGACACGCCAGATTTGTTCATGACGGTTCCAGACTCAGAAAAATGGCCTATAATCGCTGACTCAGCAAGGCCAGAGACAATTAGCCACATGAAGCGCCACGGCTTTCCAAAGCTAATGCCTGCCGTCAAGGGACCAGGTTCGCTGGAGGATGGCGTTGAGTGGCTCAAGACTTACGATATAACGGTTCATCCTCGATGCAAGCATGTCATCGATGAGCTGACCCTGTACAGCTACAAGGTGGACCAGACGACTGGAGGCGTGCTGCCGGTTCTTGAGGACAAGAACAACCACGTCATCGACGCACTAAGATACGCTTGTGAAGGAAGTCGCAGGGCTGCACCAAAGAAGTTGGCGGATTTCGCGCCCTTGCCAACCGCAAATCGCTGGTAGATAATAGCTTGACAACCAAGGATTGATTATGGCACGCATCACGAACGACCAAAGATTATCCAATCTGCACGCCGATGCGCTTGCTGAATTTGACAAAATCCAGAGCGCCTTGAGAGACGAGCGGTTGCAGTGCTTGCAAGACAGGCGGTTCTATTCAATCGCTGGAGCGCAGTGGGAGGGACCTTTAGGCGATCAGTTTGAAAACAAGCCAAAGTTTGAGGTCAACAAGATCCACCTGAGCGTGATCAAGATCATCAACGAGTACAGAAATAATCCGGTTACTGTAGACTTTGTCAGCAAGGACGGCGTTGTCAACGACAAGCTATCCACAACCTGCAATGGCCTGTTCAGGTCTGACGAGCAGGACTCCTGCGCCCAAGAAGCCTATGACAATGCCTTTGAAGAGGCCGTCGGAGGAGGCTTTGGTGCTTGGCGCCTGAGATCAGAGTACGAGAACGACGAAGATGACGATGACGACCGTCAGCGGATCAAGATAGAGCCTATCTATGACGCCGACAGCTCTGTCTGGTTTGACCTCAACGCAAAGCGTCAGGACAAGAGCGACGCCAGAAGTTGTTACGTCATCACCGCGATGACCAGAAGCGCTTATGAGGAAGAGTGGGGCGACGACGCCGCATCATGGCCAAAGGAAGTGCATCAGCGTGAGTTCGATTGGCTAACGCCAGACGTTGTCTACATCGCCGAGCTTTACAAGGTCGAGGACGTAGGCGAGACCATAAGGATATTCGAGACCCTTGACGGGGAAGAGGTCAGGTATTCGGCCAGCGACTTCAAGGAAGAAGAGGGGCTAGAGGACGATCTGCTGGCTACTGGTCACACAGAGGTCAGGCAAAAGCGCGTCAAAAAGCGCAAGGTCCACAAGTACATCATGTCTGGCGGGAAGATCCTCGAGGATTGCGGATACATCGCCGGCAAGAATATTCCAATCGTTCCGGTATACGGTAAGCGCTGGTACATCGATAACGTCGAGAGATGTATGGGGCACGTCAGGCTTGCCAAGGACTCGCAGCGGCTGAAGAACATGCAACTGTCGAAGCTCGGCGAGATCAGCGCACTGAGCAGCATTGAGAAGCCGATCCTGTTGCCTGAGCAGGTCGCCGGTCACCAGGTCATGTGGGCAGAGGACAACCTGAAGGATTACCCGTACCTGTTGGTGAATCCGATTACGGATCAATCAGGCAATCAGGCAATCTCAGGGCCTGTTGGATACACAAAGTCGCCACAGATACCGCCTGCAATGGCAGCGCTTTTGGTGACCACAGAGGCCGATATGATGCAGGTCCTTGGCAACTACACTGCCAATGAGGACATCGTGTCCAACATCAGCGGAAAGGCCGTAGAGCTGATCCAGCAGCGCCTGGACATGCAAACCTTTATCTATATGTCAAACTTTTCAAAGGGAATGCGTCGTTGCGGTGAAGTCTGGCTGTCGATGGCAAGGGACCTGTACGTTGAAGAGGGCCGAACGATGAAGGTAATCGATGAGGCTGAAGAGGTTGACTCGGTTGAGATGATGCGGCCAAAGATGTCCAGCTCCGGCGACATCGAGATGGAAAACGATCTGACAGAAGCAAACTTCGATGTGGCGGTCGATGTTGGACCGTCTTCATCCAGCAAAAGATCAGCAACCGTCAGGGCTTTGACCGGCATGATGCAGATCACCCAGGACCCTGAGACCATGCAAGTCTTGAGCGCTATGGCCATGATGAACATCGAGGGCGAGGGGATTGACGAGGTTAAGTCATACTTCAGGAGCAAGCTGATCAAGATGGGCGTTGTTCAGCCAACGGAGCAAGAGGCAGAAGATTTAATGGCGGCGGCTCAAGAGCAAAGGCCAGACGCAAACTCTGAGTACCTGATGGCTGCAGCGGCCAATGAAGTGGCCAAGGCAGAGAAGACCAAGGCCGATACCCTGCTGTCAATTGCCAAGGCTGAAGCGACCAAGGCTTCAACGATGGAGACCCTCAGCACAATCAAGTCAGAGGACCAAAAAAGGATAATCAACGCCGCAGAGCAGGTCAGGCAGATGAGCAAGAGCATGCAGGAGGAGG